GCATAGGTGATCAGCGTCTCCCAGGCGCCAGAACCGGTGCTGGCCGACGCGTAGTGAGAAACGCCGGCGCCGAGAGAACCGAGCATCATCATCCGGCCGCTGGCCGCGTTCCAGGCGATCGGAGATTCGCCGCCAGCCCATGACGTGAACGGCGAATCCATGCGGATGCGCGTGCCGACTTCATTGCCCTGGTCGTCGAAGAACGCGAGGAAACTGCCGGAATAGGCGATCAGCGCCACCAGCAACGCCGGGTTGCCGCGTACCGTGTGGGGAAACGTTCCGGCGCCATAGCCCGGCAGCAGGGTCGTGGAAATCGCGACGTCTTCCGAGCTGGGCGTTGCGACCAGACGCTCGATGACATACTGCGAATCGACCACGCGAAAGCCAATGCCGGTGATCGATTCTCCACGCCAGGCCAGCTCCATGGTCCTCGCCGCCGAGGATGTAGAGGTCGTGGTGATGGCGATTGCCTCGGTCGCCGTCGGCTGGATGACTTCGACACGCACCTGGGCGCCGGCGAGCGAATTGCCGTAGCTCGCCAGTTCCAGGTCGTAGAACACCAGATACGCCAGTCCCCGCCAGGCGGGCGCGTTGGCGACCCCGACATCGGCCTGAATGCGGGGGTCGGGCTGCTGGGTGTTGTTCCCGAGGTAGAGCGCGAAACCTTGCGCGGCTTCGTTGCTGGCAACGATCGTCCCAGGATCGGTCGCCCCGGCGTGATAGATCAGTTGCGGGCCGATCCAGATGCGCCGGACGCCGGCAATCGGACCCTGGCACAGCCCGACCGCGAACGTCGCGCTGTAGCTGTAGTTGCGGGTGGTGGTCTTGCTCTTGCTGCCGCCTTTGCCGCCGCTTTTGGTCTTGGTGACCGACTCCTTCAGGCGGTTGCCTTCCAGCCAGATGACGTTGCCGTTGAGCACGGCCGTACCGTAGACGCGCGGAATCGACGCACCGTAGTTGCTGGTCTGAACGGTGAGATCGGATAGCCGCGGCCCTTCGACGGTCGGGCCTTTGGGCGGGTCGATGGCGCCGCCGGCCATCATGCCGAGTTGCGCTCCGTAGATCGCGCCTGTCGGGTTGAATCCGCTCAGAAAGAACCCGGCGACAGCGCCGACGACACCGCCGATGATTTGCCCCGGGCTGCTCATGCGAGGATTCCCCGGAAGCGGTAGACGCGAACGATGCGGATCAACCACAGGTCATTCAGCCGGTGCTCGCAGCACTTGCCAGCCGCTTCGTAGGCATGAATGATCGTCTCGCCGGCGCAGATCGCGAGATGCTGCGGATCGCTGGCAAAGCGCATCAGCAACACGTCGCCCGGCTGGCGGTCCTCCAGAAACACGCGCTCCAGGCAGGGCTGGCTGTCGAGCGAGCGCCCCAGCTGGCCGTGTGCCGGCGTGCGGCCGTACCCCGAGACATCAATCACGCCGGCGCCGATCTCGCGGGCGACATGGACGACGACGCCGGCACAGTCGAGGCCGAACGCAAGCAAGCGCCCCTGATGCCGGAAGGGCGTGCCAAGGCACTGTCGCGCGGCGGTCAGAATGTCGTCAGCCGTCATGCGCCGCCCTGCCCAACCTGGGAATAGGTACTGCCGGTCGGGATGAATGGGAAGCCACCGAAGTTCAGGACATTGCTGTAGGCCTGGCAGTCGGACAGACGCTTGCGGCAACCACGCACCATGCTGTAGCTGTTGCCCACCGCCGGCAGGTAGTAAAACGGTTCGAAGGTGGTGATGACGCCGGCCGCAAAGCTCTTGATCTCCAGTGCCTTCAAGCCGGCATTCGGACCAGAGGTAAAAGCGATCGTGCCGGCGCCGAAGAAGTCTGCCGGTTCCGCGCGCGCAGAGTCAGTGAAGACGCTCGAACTGCTGACGCTGGTCAGCGTGCCGGTGACCGTGTTCGCCGCCAGCGACACGCCACAGCCGGCGTACTCGGTGCCGCCGAACACCTTCGGGCACTGCGCCCCATAGGTCTTGCCCACACTCTGGTTGAGCACATCGACCAGCGACACGCCGCCAATCTGGAAGCGGTGATCCAGCAGCGTGGCGCTGCCGAAGATGCCCGCCACGACCGGTTCCTGGTCCTCGACGGGCGTGGCCCAGGAAGTCGCGAACACGTAGCACCGTGCGCCGTCAAAAAGACCACTGCCGACGGCCGCGCGGGTCACGCCGGAGGCACCGGCAATGCCCTCGATGTCAATGCTGGCGGGCGCGAAGCCGGCGGTGGCGGCGTAGCCGGTGAATTCGTAACCGGCCGTCGCCAGGTAGGTGTGGCCACCCATCACCAGGTCGCGGGGATGATCAGTGAGGTAGATCGGGGATCCAGCAACCGGCACGATACGCAGGCACAACACGCGGGTGCGGTAATCGGCAACGACGGATTTCATGGCTGCAGGAGTTCAACGAGTTCGACGCCTTCGAGCATCCGGATCGCCGGCGCCGATTGGTCGACCTGCAAGTCCACGTCGAAACGCACCGGAATGTCGAACTCACAGCCGCCGGTGATCGTGTCGGCGGGGTACGCCGGCGCCGGCGAGATGGTGACGCGCCCGGTCGTCGTATCGACGGTGACGCCGGAACTCAACAGCGTGCCATTCTTGGCGATCAACACCGTGCCACTGACCGGCTTGTAAATCACGCGTGACGGGCGGCCGATGGCAATCCCGGCAGCGTCGAGACCGTAGGTCTTGACCAGTTGATAGACGCCACTCGAAACGTAGGTCAGCGCCTGGTCGGTTCTGGTCGGCGCCGAACGGCCATCGGGGGCGGTTGTGAAATCGTCGAACGCTTTAACGCGAAATCCGGCGTAGCGCCCGTAACAGCGGTGGTAGAGGTTCACCACGTCGGCCCACATGCTGGCCAGCGCCTCGCGGAAGACCAAACGGAACTTGCGCACCGGATACGGATGCACGAGCTTGCGATACTCGGCGCCGCCCGCCGTGGTGGTGATCGTCACGGCGTATTCGTCGGTGTAGGACGAGCCGTAGCTGATGCCGCCGGCGATGCGTTGCTCCAGGAACTCGGACATCAGGAAAATCTCCTCGCACTGGATAGCGCACCGAGCACTTCGCGCGCGACCGCCCCGCCGGCGCGGCGAATATCGGCTGCCGATCCGCCGCTACCCATGTTGATCGTGACGTTCACCGAGTGGCCCCCGCCGCCGCGGACGCCCAGGTTTCCGGACGCGTCACGCGCCAGCGGCAGGATCGCTTCCGGACCAGCCTCTCCGGCCAGGCCGATGCCATGCGCGAAGGGGAAAAAGGTCGGCCGAGAGACCACCGACCCCGACAAGGCGGAAAGTCCGGCAGACGAAAACACGTTGCCCTGGGCGCTGGGAAACAGGCCACCCAGCCACTTCGCCGCGCCGGCGAGCACGCCGCCAGCGGCGCCAGCGCCGAGGCCGCCGGAGTCGATCCAGTTCTCGCTGGCCGTGCCGGCGCCCGCCATCGTCGCGCCACCGATCCCGCTCAGGAGGCTGCGGCCGCCGCCCAGCAGCCGGGTCATCTGCGCGCGGATTTCAATGCGCGTGAGGTCAGCCAGGATCGATTTCGCGAACTCGGCAAAATTCAGTTTGCCGGTGTTGATGAAGGTCATCAGGGCATCTTCCATCCCCTGGAAGCCGCGCGTGAAGGCTTGTTCCACCTGGTCCGCGACGCTGACCGACGCGTCGGCATACTTCGTCAGGGCACGCGTCGCGCCGGTCTCCCAGAGACTATCGAGGCGTTCCTGTTCGGCCTGCAGTGTCCTGATATTCATGATCTGCGCGGCTTCCGCCTCGCCCACCCGCAGCACCGCATCGCGAAAGGCGTCGAGCGCAACGACGTTGTCCACTTCGAGCGTCGCGGCCTTCTGAGCCAGCGCCTCGCGCGCCGCGTCGGCCGCCTCTTCGACCTTGCGCAGCGCCGCGGCCAGCGACCGCTCCGGGCCGGTCATCTGCTTTTCGTTGTAGATCGCGCTCTGGCGCTGATAGGTGTTATCCAGGTTTCCGGTCGTCTTGGCCATCGCCGCCAGGGCGCGGTCCTGGCCTTCCAGCCCGCGCAACTCGTCCGCGGCCTGCCTGTCGATGTCGCGCAGCGAGGCCGCGCGAATCGCCTCGATGTCGATGGCTGCGCCCCTTCCCGCACCGCCATGGCCGCCGCCGGCTTTGCTCGCCCCTTTGGCGTTAATCTCGCCGACACGCCGCTGGTGTGCTTCGAGCGCGCTGGCGTATTCCTTGGTATTGAAGGTGAACCCCGCAGTCGCCGCCCTGAAAGCCTTGTTCTCGGCTTCGAGTGCCGCGGACAGCTTGACGGCCTGAGTCTCGCTGCCTGTATCGCCCAGGTACTTGCCCAGCTGCTCGGAAGCCTTGGCGCGCTGCGCGGCAAGCTGGCCTTTCAGATCCGGGTCCTTGAATCCGGAAAGCTTGCCGGCAGCCACGGCCAGATCGGTGTTCATCTCGCGGACCGCCGCGCGATACTGCTGGTTCAAATCGGCGAGCCGACCGGCATCGATCACGTTCAGCGCGCCGAAAAGGCTCGCCGACTTCTTGTCTTCGAGTTCGGCGATCTGCCGGCGCAGCCCCGGCAAGGTGCTTTGCAACATCGTCCTTTGTCGGCCGGCAATATCGAAGTGACTGGCGCCGACAGCGCCGGCGAACGCGCCGCCCAGGGCGACGAGCGCCCGGTGGGTGACGCCGGCCTCATTGCCCAGCCGGCGCATGGCGGCCGACGATTCGTTGAGCGAGTCGCTGATGACCGACAGCCCGCGCGCGCCACCGCCGGAAAACAGGTCCTGCTTCCAGAGATCCCAGGCGCTGCTCAAGCGGTTGATTGCCGAAACCGCGTTATCCACCGGTTGGCCGAAGCTCTCATTGAGCGCCGCGGCAAAGCGCGGCAGAAAATCGCTGGTGGCCACCTGGCCGGTTTCCAGGAGCTTGCCGAGTTCGGCCTGTGTGACGCCCATGGCTCTGGCCGCAATCGCGAAAGCCCCCGGCAGCCGCTCGCCCAACTGCCCGCGCAGTTCTTCGGCACTGACGGTTCCCTTCGACGCCATTTGCGACAGCGCGAGCAGTGCGCCGCCGGTGTCGTCGGCCGATAGGCCCAGGTGCGATGCCGCCTTGGCGACCCCCTCAAACGTCTGGCGCGTGGTCTCGCTGGAAATTCCGCTTTCTTTGGTCGCCGCGGAAAAACTCGCGTAGGCCTTCGAGGAGCTGGTGAAGTCGAGGCCCAGACGCTGCGTCGTGGAGCGCAGGTATTCCAGCTCTTTCGCAGCGCCGGCGCTGCCCCCGGCGACGTAGCTCAGCGTGGCCTGCAGCTTTTGCGCGCTGACCTGCGCGTCGAGCATCGCGCGGACGGTCGCCAGTATCGCCGCCGCGACGGCTGCGGCGCTGATGCCGACTGCGCCAAGCGTTTTGCCGAGTCCGGCCAGGCTGCTGGAGGCGGCGCCGGTGGACGCGGCCGAATCTTGGACGGCAACGGTTAGTTTATTGACCGCTCCTTTGATCTGCTCGACCTCGACGGCGGTTGCTTTCCCGCCATCGAGCCGAATCTTTAGGACCAGTTCCTTGTCGCCCATGCTGTCCTACCTTCCCGAATTGCAGTATTCGACCAATGCGTCTTCGGCGATCTGCACCCGCCCGAATACCTCAGCGGTATCCGCAGGCAGGATCCCGACCTGCTGCATCACCCAGGGCAGGACGTTGTAATCCAGCCCATAGATCTGGCCACCCATCCCACAGCGCCGCAGTTGTTTGCGCATCGCCACCAGCACGGTAAGCGGCGCCTCGTTCTCTCGCCACACGCCGAATTGCGGGGGCGCCTGGGTTGCCAGCGCGCGGGCCTGGCTCTCGGCATCGACACCGAAAGCGGCCAGCGCCGCGCCCAGGTCAGGGGAGTCTTCCCGGCCGCTGCCGCCGAGCCAGTGGCGGACGGCCGCCCTCAGTTTTTTTCCGCGGCGCCGGAAAGCTCAGCGATGAAGGCGTCGAACAACGCCATCGTCGCGCCGGCGTAGGCATCGAGCAGGCGCGCGAGGTTGGCGGGGTTAAACGGCGCGTCGATTTCACGCCAGTTGACGACGATCTCGCAGAGCGCTTCGAGGTTGGTCTTGCCGTCCATCTGCTCCAGGAACGCCACGCGCTCGGTCTTGTCGAGATAGCGGAACTCCACCTCGATGCGGCCCTTGCCCTGGCCAGGCACGGGGATGTCGACGGGGACCCAGAAGGTCGGATTGGGTTCGAGCTTGAACATGTCAGTGCACCACAATCTTGAGTTCGTCGTTGCCGGCTGACGGCACGGCGCGCAGGTCGAAGCCGATCAGCAGCCGGCCGTTGACGTCCACCTTCGAGGGGTTGATCAACTGCACCGCGGGCATGAACAGCATCGCCTTGTAGCCCGCGACGGTACCGTGCATCAGCCCCGCCGCTTGTAGCGTATTGGATTTGAGGTTGGTCATGAAGGTCACTTCCTGCGCCACCGTCAGGTCGAGCGCCACCTTGCCGGTGACTTCGCGCTGGCTGATGTCGATCGATTCGCCGCCGAGCAGCGGCGTGTAGTTCACGCTGTTGCCGAGCGCGATTTCCAGGCCCTGGCTAGGGTAACCGGTGCCGCCGGTGAGCGTCGGCGTTGCCGGGGTGTAGGTGCATCCGAAGGTCACGTCCCCGGCGTTGGGGTCGGTCACCACGGCGGGGGTCTTGAAACCGCTCAGCGTCAGCGCCGACGGCGAGACCGCCGTCACCCCGCCATCGAGACCGAGGAACTTGAACGACAGCACCGGCCGATCACGGGCCGACATCTTGATCGACACATCGCCGCGACAGCCGCGCGCCACGTGCCGAGCGCCGTCGGAAAAGTAGTAAATCGACAGCGAGTCGCTCACCGGCGTGACCAGCGTGTACTCGGTGCGCACGCTCGCCGTCACCGTTTCGAGAAACCCGCAGGCGCGCAGCAAGGCCCCGTAGGGCGGCGCGGTGCCGGCGGCGCCCGATCCTGCCAGTTCGATATCAAACGAGAGCTCGACGTTGGCGACCCCGACGAGTTGCTCGCTGCCGCCCATGTAGGGCCGGATCAGGTCGCGCGAGACGTTCTGCGCGTTGAGCGGATTGATCGTCACGTTCGACACCAGGAGCGCATTGGCGCCTTCGGTGGGCACCGAGTCGGTGCCGTAGGTCCCTTCGATCTTGGCGAGGATCGCCGTATTGCGCAGGTAACGGGGCATGGCTTACTCCTGATCGAGGTCGGGAAGCGTTGGCGCCGGCACGGGTTCCTTCAGCGGCGCCGGCTTGTTGGTCGAAGGCTCGCCGGGCTGGCGCGGCGGCGGGGGCGGCAGGGGTTCTGCGGGCATCACGGCATCCTCAAATAGGTGGTTACACGAAACTCATCGGCCCACCACAGCAGGCCATCGTCGAAGCGCAGCAACTGACCCGAACCGAAACGTACCGGCTCGCCATTGGCCGGGGTCGGGCACCAGGCCAGCAGCGCGCTCTTGATCGCTGTGCGCAGCGCTTCCAGATCGTCCATCGCCGCCGCACCGGTCGGGTCGCGGCGATTGGACAACGTCAGAATCACCGTAAACACGACGCTGATGCGCTGGTCAAATGCGCCGAGTAACTGATTGTCTTCAGCAGATTCCGACGCCAGCAGGACGAAAGCCGCGGGCGTCGCCATCGGTTTATTCACCGCCGCAGTGCTGAAGTCCGCCACTCCAGAGACCACCTTGAGCGAGGCGACCTGCGCCTGCAGGCGGGCAATGATTTCGGCGATCATCGTGCGCTGCGAGAAAACAGCCGCTCGTCGGTGACGACGTCGACCGTGGCGGCACCGGTGGCGGCGCTGACCTGGTCGGCGCCATCGAGCTGCGCGCGGCCGGCTTGCACGTCACGCAGAAACGCGCGGGCGTCATCGTAGGCCCGGCGGGCCGTCTCGGTGGCCGCGTCTCCGAGGACGTGATAGCGAGCGATGGCGCAGGCGATGCGCGTGATGGTGGTCGGGACCGGGCTCAGCGGCACCACGTAGCGGCCGGAGACGTAGCTGTTGATTTCCGCATCGGCATCGGACAACGCGCGATTCAAGGCGCCGGCGCCGAGCATCGATTCTCGCTGCACGACCTCGTCTCCCCCGTAGCGCGATTCGAAGTCGGCAAGCGCGGCGTAGGCCATGACGGTTAGCGCCTGACTTTGTGAGTCGTCGTTTCCGCGCCGGCGTTGTCGTCCGGCGCATCGGCGATCGCGCCGGCGGCCTCAAGTTGCGGCAGGTCCTCGTCGCGGATGTCGATGTCGTCACCGATCTCGAATTGCGTGTTGTCGTAGTTGACCCGGGAGAGCAAGCGTTTGCGTGGCATGAAATTTCCTTTCAATGCTCCCGCCGTGCCATCACGGCGG